AGTGATGGAGAGAAAGGATTCTTAACAAACATCTTTCGTTTCTTTACACAGGGTGATATTGATGTAGCTGGTGGCTATGTTAACAACTACCTCCCGCACTTTCCCCAGCCAGAAGTACGCATGATGCTAATGGGGTTTGCAGCCCGTGAGGCGCTCCATGTGGCCGCCTACAGCCATTTAATTGAAACTTTGGGTATGCCTGAGTCTACATACAACGAGTTCCTAGAATACGAAGCTATGGCCAATAAGCATGAGTACTTCTTGAACCTATCTAACGATACACAAGACAAGGGTACAATTGCTACTAACATTGCAGCCTTCTCAGCATTTACCGAAGGCATGCAACTGTTCTCTTCTTTTATTATGCTGCTTAACTTCCCCCGACATGGCAAGATGAAGGGTATGGGCCAGATCGTTACTTGGTCGATTGTTGATGAGACTATGCATGCCGAGAACATGATTAAGCTATTCCGAACCTATGTTGAGGAGAATCTGGAATTGTGGAATGACGATCTTAAAGGCAAGATCTATACCATTGCAGAAAGAATGGTAGAGCTTGAAGACAAGTTTATTGACCTTTCTTTTGCTATGGGAGATATGGAAAATCTAACACCTGAAGACGTTAAAAAGTATATTCGATACATCTGTGATCGACGTCTAATTAGCTTAGGTCTAAAAGGCATATTCAAGATTAAAAAGAACCCATTACTTTGGGTAGAAGAAATGATTAACGCTCCTACACATACTAACTTCTTTGAGAACAGAGCAACTGATTATGCCCGCGGGGCTACAACTGGAGATTGGAAAGATATTTGGGGGAGTGCATAGTGAAGATTACCTGTAGTTCGTGTAATTTAACATATAGAGTGATATCAGACGAGGCGGAATATGATGGTATTGATCCTGAATTCTGCCCATTTTGTTCAGAAGAAGTTTCAGAAGATCTAGATTTTAACGAGGAATAATGTTCTATAAATAGTTCATATAACACCTATATGAGCTAATTATGAACCAGTGGTTAATAGAAGAAAAGATATCAGGCTTACCGCCTAGGACAATATCATACGAACCGGAAGATTTAGATCCAAAGGTAATTTACGGTTTTGTATATTTAATTGAGAATCTAGAGACCGGAAGGAAGTACGTCGGTAAAAAGTTCTTCTGGTCAATGAAGTCCAAACAGGTAAAAGGAAAAAGGAAAAAATATAAAGCTGAATCAGATTGGAAAAAATATCACGGATCTTCTGGAGAGCTAACAGAAGACTTGGAAAAATACGGTAAAGATAAATTTAAAAGAACTATTCTACACCTCTGTAAAACAAAAGCTGAATGCGCATATATGGAGTTAAAAGAACAGATTGAAAGAGATGCTCTTCTTCGCGAAGACTATTATAATGGATGGATCCAAGTCCGTGTTCGTAAAGCCCACTTAAAGCATATACACAAATGACCGATAATGTTATACAGTTTCCGAAGCCTAAGCCTAAAAAAGAAACAAGAAGAGGCATAGCAACTGATATAGATGAAAATCTTTCAGGCCTTATGTCTGTTTCGGCAGATGCTCTTGATATGCTTGTTGCTTCTCTAGTAGAAGAAGGCTACGATCCTCTTAAAAGCCCTGAAATGATTATGGACCTAGGTATAATACTTAATGCCACTTATGCTATGCTTTTAAGGGATCAGGGAATATATCATGTTCTTCATGATCATATGGAAGAGATGCAAGGTACCCTAGAGGAACTAACCCGGATGATGAAAGCAAACAAAGATATATTCGATCCTGATGGGGAAAGATAATGGGCATAAAAAATTGGTGGTATACCCTAATAAAAGAAGAGTGGGAGCTTAAGATATCCGTTCCTGCCGCAGAGATAGAAATACTTGTAGACGGTACTCGTATTCAGCACACCATAGAAAAAACTTTTATGGTTAAAAAGATTATAAAAATAAAGCCTACCCAATTCATCTTTGTAGATACCGAAGACCACCGACAAGAAATTAACCTAATATCTCCCGTTTCATATAGCATAAAGAAAATCTATTAGGGGTTTACAACTCGTAATAAGTGTGATATAATGTATTATTAAATCGTTAAAAGTGAGTGACAGATGATTATCCTAGATTATAATGCTATTGCCATAGCTAACATTGTTGTACAAAGAATAGAGATTACAGAAGATATGATTCGTCATATGATACTTAATTCTATTCGGATGTATAATAAAAAGTTCCGTGACGAATACGGTCAAATGGTTATAGCAAATGACTCCTCTAATTGGCGCAAAGAAGCCTTTCCCCAATATAAAGCAGCCCGTAAAAGTAACAGAGAAGATTCTCCCCTCGATTGGCAAGAAATATTTAGAATCATTAATTTAGTCTTTGAAGAGATCGGGGATAACCTACCATACAAAACAGTTCGTGTAGAAGGCTGTGAAGCAGATGACGTCATAGGCCAATTAGTAGAAATGACCCAGGAATTTGGTCAGCATGACGAAGTTATGATTGTATCTGCAGATAAAGACTTTATCCAATTACAAAAGTATAACAACGTTAAGCAATTCTCCCCTATGACTAAGAAGTTTATTACCGATCCCAATCCTACCAATTATCTCTTTGAGCATATTCTCAAAGGTGATTCCGGAGATGGAGTACCTAATGTTCTTAGCCCTGATAATACTTTTACTGATAGTATTAGGCAATCGCCAATGACCAAGAAAAAGATTGCTGAATTCTCTGTGCCAGAAGAACAGCTTCCAGAGGTTATGGGAGAGGAGATATATAGAAACTACTGCCGTAATAAAACAATGATTGACCTAAACAATACTCCTACGGGATTAAAAGAAACAATCATTGATACTTACAATAAGCAAAAAACGGCACATCCATCTAAGGTACTAAACTACCTAATTAAAAAGCGTTGTAAGATGCTAATTGAATCAGCAGGGGAATTCCTATAATGGCTGCATATGTTTACGAAATATTAGAAAAAGCCTCAACGGCTAAAACAAAAGAGGAAAAGGTCCAGATCCTTAAGGATGGAAACTCTTTTGCTTTGCGAACAGTATTACAAGGTGGCATGGATTCTTCAATTGAATTCATTCTTCCTGAAGGTGCACCACCATATAGTTCAGAGGATGCTGGTAAGTGGGGATATACCCCTTCTTCTATACAAAGAGCAGCTAAGAAATTTAGATTCTTTGTTAAAGGAGGCCCTGGTGAAAAAATGAAAGCCGTTAAGCGGGAAAAGATGTTTATTGATCTGCTAGAGACCATGCATCCAAAAGAAGCTGAGCTACTGGTTCTAATGAAAGATAAAGGACTTATTAAAAAGACTGGAACAGCCCACTATAAGGGTGTTACTAAACAACTAGTCCTTGTGGCATTTCCGGACCTAATTAAAGAGTAAATTTTCATAAATATTATTATGAGTACAACATTTATCTCATAAACCGAAGGATCTAGTTTCTCTGAAGCTATGATCCTTTTTTACTTTTAAAACTACCAAAAGGAGAAATCTGAAAAAAACTTTCATCCAATTATAAACAAGCAATTAGAGGTACATCTATGTCTTATGGCCCACAAGTTGAGCGTTTGAAAAAAGATTCGAGAGAATTGGGATATTTTATGAGAAAGTTACAGAAATCCGGAAATACACAAAAGGCATATATTATACAAAAAAAGATGGAGTATTTAGACAGTAAAATCCAAGAGATGAAAGAGGATCTTCTTACCTTACACTAAGATAAGACGCTTTCCGAGGGGGATGGTGATCCCACCCCCTCATTTATTACGATTTGTTACGATTTAGTTTTCCTATATAAATCAATCACTTATAACCCCCGAAGCTATAACCCCTTGTTTTTATTAGAGTTTTTATTTGTGCCTGAGGGGTTTACAAGCCCCCGATATAGCGGTATAATACTCACATAAATTAAACAAAGGGCTAAGATTATGAACTACCAAGAAGCTATGACAGACCTTATATCTCATATTAAAGAAGATTTTGAATCAAATGGCTACACCCACCTTTCGGTAGAAGATATTGATATTGAGGTATTATCTGGCTCTAAGTACGACAAGATTATCGAGAACGGTAGACACGGTGGACGCGTTATTGGGTTTGTGTGCAAAAAGGACAATCCTAAAAAAGGGTTCAATATTGGTGATATCTTAATGGCAGCAAGCTACAATGCTCCCTCTACTAATTTTGCTCGAGGCTCAATCTTTGACCCACAAACATACCGTGCACGAGTTCGCTTCCACGGTATAGTTTAATAAAGGAAAAAAATATGAAGATTACACGTACTAATATTCTCAACGGCGAGGTTAACACCCTGGATCTGGATATTACTCCAGACCAGGTTTCTACGTATGAAGCTGGTGCTTTGCTTCAAGACGCATTTCCCCAGCTAAGCGTAGACGATCGCGAGTTTTTCAAGACTGGCATTACCGCTAAAAGCTGGGAAATGCTCGTAACGTAATATTACGAATTAGGGGTTTACATACCCCCAGCCTATATGGTATAATGATTAAACAAATTGGAGATTAAATTGAAAGAAAAAGTTATATTAGTTGACTGCGATGGCGTCCTACTCGACTGGGAGTACCACTTCCACCGTTGGATGGCAAACAAAGGATTTATTAGAAGTAGCGTAATTAGCTACAATGTTGCAGAGGTATACAACCTAGAAAAAACAGAAGCTAAGCACATTATTAAGCATTTTAACGAAAGCGCACAAATCGCTTTTCTATCACCTCTTCGTGATGCTGTTAAGTACGTTCGTAAGCTTCAAGAAGAACACGGTTACGTGTTCCATTGCATTACTTCGCTTAGTAATGATCCTGCTGCTCAAGAGCTTCGAAAGAAGAACCTAGAAACTGTGTTTGGTAAAACCATCTTTGAAGATTTTATTATTCTTGGATGTGGATATGATAAAGACGAAGCTCTTGAGCCTTACCGTGATACTGGCTGCTTTTGGGTAGAGGATAAAATCGAAAATGCTGAGCTCGGTCTAGAACTTGGACTAAGCTCTATTCTTATTGCTCATAACCATAACAGTCATTATGATGGTAAAGTAAAAAGAATTAGCAACTGGAAAGAAATCTACAATGAAATTACTGGAGTATAATTATGCTTATTGAAAATGGTAAAATCGATCCACGCGTTCACAATTTACTTAGGAGCATGCTTAATCCTGAAAAATATGGCAACTCAGTAAGCCCTGAGATTCGCGATGAAGTACGGGCATTGCTTGGTATGAATCGAGTAGAGCAAAGACTATATGCTCCTAATATTAAAAACGTAAAGATAGATCAATTTGGTAATTATTGCTAACATATTACCAAATATCATAATGTTACATAAGGTAACACGTATATATAGTATCGTTAAAGGAAAAAATATGAAAAAGCTTCTTTTTATAGCTTCATTGTTACCGGGTATTGCTTTAGCTGATGTGGTTGTTGTTGGTACTACACCGCGTTATGTTACGATATACCAAAAACAATGTGAGGTAAAAGATATCTTTATTCAGAAATCTTCTTCCTCCACCTTAGTTGGCGGGGTGATTGGTGGTTTGTTAGGACATCAAGTTGGTAACGGATCTGGTAAAACTGCAGCTACAATTGCTGGAGCTATTATAGGTTCTGATATAGCAAATAAGAATTCTGAACCAAAGCTAATTCAAAGAGAATATTGTACTGAAGTACCTATTCAAGTACAAAAAGGTGAAACAGTTACCTTTGAGTATAAGGGTAGAATATTTAGACAAACCTTTGACAACTAAGAATTCGTTGAAGCATGTAATAGGAAGTTTGGACTCGGGTGCAAATCCCGATAGCTCCACCAAAAGAACACTGTCGGTGCTGTTGGGAAGCGCAGATGGACAACACTAGGACGCCGTTCGAATCGGAGCAGTGTTCTTCTGATGGGGCTATTCATAGATTCGACAGACAACTGAAAGCATGTGGAGAATAGGTGCGGGAGCTACCTTAAATGCAACAAACTCTATAAATGCAAACGATGAAGCATTTGCTCTAGCCGCATAGGTTAGATGAGGTATGGGCACCGCCTTATAATCAAACGGGCCTAAAATTCTCACATCAGAGAAACCAAAACTAAATATCCTCACAAGGGATTAATCGGAGATATAAGAAAGCTAATGAACAAAAGAGAACTTACCTTTGAGGTAATATGTAATTTATTATTACCTGTAACAACTATGGCATTGATCGTTGTTTTGCCATTTATTACTAGTGGATTAATCTAGTATACAATCTAACTGAAATGCGGTATAATATATATTATGAATTTATTTGTATTAGACGAAAGCCCAGTCGTGTCAGCTCAACAACAGTGCGATAAGCACGTAGTAAAAATGATCGTTGAGTCTGCACAGATGCTCTCAACTGCCCATCGATACCTAGACGGGCAGTTAACCTCTATCCCCTCAAAGTCAGGCAAGACCAATGTTAAGTATTGGAAGCTTGATGATTATAGAGAACCGTACTTATATAAGCCGGTTCATGTAAACCATCCTTGTACAATATGGACAAGAGAAAGTGTTGCTAATTATATGTGGCACTATCGACACTTCTTAGCCCTATGCTACGAATATCGATATCGATATGGCAGAATGCATAAGACTGAAGAGGTACTATCAGACGTCTTGTCCTTTCTCCCATATAACATTCCCGCCGGTAAACTAACACCATTTCGATTAGCTATGGGTTCTAATCCAGAATGTATAGATAATAATGACGTAGTAGGATCATATAGAAAATACTACAAAAGCAAGCAGTCCCAGTTTAATATGAGATGGACTAAAAGACAAACCCCATCTTGGTTTAGCGAGGTAATAGGCAATGCATGAGGGTCAATTCTGGTGTCCATTCCGTCAAGCTTTCTTTCAGTGGGATGAATTTATTTCCTATTATAGAGAGAAAGATAAAGAGAATGCAATGTGAGTATACCAGCAAAGATAAAAGAACGTATGGATAACCTCCAGAATATGATGGAAAGCAACAATCATATAGATAATAAGAATAACGCTTTAGATGCGGTATCTCTTATTACTAAATTCTGGCAAGCACTAAGCGAAGAAGATAAGGATTACGTTCAGGTAGCTCAGCATGCTATTGAAGAACAAACCCCCTGGAATATATAATGCCTACATATGACTACCACTGTAAATCCTGTGGGAATACGTTTACAAAATTATTAAAAATAGCTGATAGGAATTCCCCATCAGAAGTACCGTGTGAAGAGTGTGGTAATCTTGAAGTAGCTCAGAAGATTAGCGCACCTTTAATATCATATCAAGTTGGCGGGATATTGTCTAAGACTGATGGTGGTTGGAATGATACCCTTAAGAAAATAAAAGACGGAGCGGGACGGAATAATACAATTAATGTCAAATAGCAACCAGCGCAATATGAAGACACTTAAGTTAAAGCTAGAAAATCTCCGAGAGCTGGAGCCAATAACAAAAAATCAAGAGAGGGTTTTCAAATCATATGAGGAAGGATTTAATCTTTGTTTATCTGGTTCAGCTGGATCTGGAAAGACTTTCTTGGCATTGTATCTTGCTCTAGAGGATGTGCTATCAAAGGAAACACCATATGAAAGGGTTGTTATTATTCGATCTGTAGTACCTACTCGCGACATCGGCTTTCTTCCTGGCAATGAAGATGAAAAGCTAGATGCCTATGCAGGACCTTATAAAGGTATTACCTCTGAGCTATTTGCGGACTCACAAGCCTGGGAAAAGCTGGGTAATCAAAGCCTAATTGAATTTACGTCTACCTCCTTTATTCGTGGTATAACTATTTCAAATGCTATTGTAGTGGTTGACGAAATGCAGAATCTTAATTTCCACGAACTTGATTCTGTTATAACACGACTTGGCGAAGGCACAAAACTATTATTATGCGGAGACTATTACCAATCTGATTTTGATAAAGAAAGGGATAGATCAGGCATTCTTAATTTCCTAAATATTGTTCAGAATATGAAGTACTTTGATCATATCGAATTTTCTTGGGAAGATATTGTTCGTAGCGGACTTGTTCGTGAGTATATTATGACTAAGGAGCAGATGGTAGAAGATGGCCAAGTTCAAAAGATTTGATCCTAGAAATAAAAAGGCAAATAAAAGCAAATCTTCTACAAAGCAAGATACCGACAAGCGTAAGCAACGTATTGTCAAACAGGGGTATACAAACGATCCCTAATGTGGTATAATATTTAATTATAATTGAAAAAGAGCTTATGATGTTTCAACACGCTGACTTTAAACTAGACTATGATGACCTTACAGCTAAATCTGTTAAGAACGAACGTCGTTATGAAACCCCTGATGGTAAGTCCTATCCTTCCGTTACTACAGTACTATCCATTCTTTCAGAAGACTTTATTCGAAAGTGGCGAAAAAGGGTAGGAGAAGATGAAGCAAATAAGGTTTCACATCGTGCATCTACACGCGGCACTGCAGTACATTCTATTATAGAAAAATACATCGACAACGATGAAAACTTCACAGAAGGTTTTATGCCTAATATTGTGGACAACTTTCTTGCTGTTCAAAAGGTACTAGATAATGGTATTGGCAAGGTATACTCTCAAGAAGCAGCTTTATATTCTCACCATCTAGGATTAGCAGGTCGTGTTGACTGCGTTGCAGAATGGAATGGTAAGCTATCAATCATTGACTTTAAAACATCTAAAAAACTTAAAAAGAAGGAGTGGGTAGAGAACTACTTTATACAGGAATCAGCATATGCTATTATGTGGGAAGAAAGAACTGGCATGCCTATTACCCAGCTAGTTACTATTATTGCAGTAGATAACGAAGAACCACAGGTGTTTATAGAACATCGTGACAATCACACAGAAAAGCTTTTAGCTACAATTAAAGAATATAATCGCCGTAAGATGTTCGGCAGATAAGGATTTAACATGGCAGAATTAACAGATCTATTTAGGAATAAAGAGAGTTTTACTGATAAGCCATTAAGTAGAATGTCAGACTATTATCTGTCTGGCCATTTAGATCGTCCAGAGGAATACATTGAATGGTTTGATCAAATTCGAAATGCGGGTGCTAACGATGTTATTGTTTTGCACATTAATTGCTTCGGTGGAGATCTTTATACGGCAATCCAATTTATTCGTGTATTGCAAGAATGCCAAGGTATTGTTGTAGCATCTGTAGAAGGTGCTTGCATGTCAGCTGCGACAATGATCTTTCTACAAGCTGATGAGGTAGAGATATCAAATCACTCTGCGTTTATGTTCCACAACTACTCTGGCGGAACAATCGGTAAGGGCGGGGAAATGATCGATCAGTTAACCTACGAGAGATCATGGTCAGAGAAACTTCTTAAAGAGGTTTATGCCGATTTCTTAAATGAAAAAGAAATAGAATCAATCCTTAATGGTAAAGATCTTTGGATGTCATCAGATGAGGTTACAAAGAGAATGGCCAGTAAAGCTAAAAAGATTAATAAGGAAATTTCTAAGAAAAGTAAGGCTATAAAATAGTATAAATAGTATTATATCAACTTGGTAGAGAATACTATGCTATCTTTCAGCGATTATATTACCGAGGGTGTTAATGATCCTTCTATCTTTAAAGCTGTTTTCCTAGCCGGCGGACCAGGTTCTGGTAAGTCCTTTATGGTTGGGAAAACAGCTTTAACTGCTTTAGGCTTTAAGCTGATCAACTCTGATCCAGCATTTGAAGCTGCTCTTAAAAAAGCTGGCTTAACTACTTCTGCAGACGATATTGCTTCTCCAAAAGGACAAGAACTCCGCGGCAAATCAAAGGTTTTGGTTGGTAAGCAATTAGATCTAGCCATTGATGGCAGGCTTGGATTAGTAATAGACGGTACAGGCAAAGACTTCGGTAAGATTAAACAGCAGGGAGATGCTCTAAGAGCTATCGGTTATTCTGTTGCTATGATCTTTGTTAATACTGATCTGGAAACTGCTCTTGCAAGAAACTCTAATCGAGATCGATCATTACCAGACGACATGGTAAGTAAGATGTGGAAAGATGTTCAGAATAACATCGGCAAATTCTCTAATTACTTTGGTACTACCTTTATAGTTCTAGATAACTCTGATGGTTCTAATGCAGAAGGTGCAGCAATGGGAGCATATAAGAAGATTAAAGCTTGGGCTAAGAAGACGCCTACAGAGAATCCGCGAGTTAAAAAATGGATTGATCGACAAAGAGGTTTATAATGGACGATATATTTGATTTTGGTTTTACCGCCGTAGACGAAGCAGAACTTGAAGCAGTACAACAAGCATCCTCACAGCTGCAACAAACTTCCTCAGATGTGCAAGTCCTACAGGCTAAGATAGATAAGCTATATAATTCTATTACGCCGCTTTTAACAAACCTAAAGAATAACCCAGAAAAAGAGTACATCCTCTGGCCGAAAAGACTAGAAAAAGTTGAGCAGTTTGAAACACATTTGCAAAAAATATATATGGAATGATTATGACTAATCAGTGGCATGGTGGTAAAGGCGATAAAGTACGTAAGGTAAATCAAGCTAAATTTGATTCTAACTGGGATGCTATTTTTGGAAAGAAAGAAGATAAAAACTTTAAAAGAACCCAGCAAGACCTAACAGAATTAAATGGAGATGGTAATCGTCAACGAGGTCATTACGGTGAAGACGAAAGCAACCCCGATGAAGATAAAGATCTTAAGTTTATGACAGCTAAAGACTATGTTAGTGGAACAGATAAAGATGAATAGAGAAGCTGTCTACGAACAACTAAAAATTGATGAGGGAGTAGTATATGACATCTATCTCGACCATCTCGGCTATCCAACCTTCGGAGTTGGTCATCTTATCCGAGAAAGTGATGAGGAATTCGGCAGGGGAGTTGGTACTGGAGTCAGTGAAGAACGAGTCAGGGCGTGTTTCGAACGTGACCTTGACATTGCAATCAGCGAATGCTGCACTCTATACGGCGAAGGGAGCTTTGGAGCATATCGAGATGAGGTCCAGCAGGTTCTGGTCAACATGATGTTTAACATGGGCCGACCGAGACTCAGTAAATTTAAGAAATTCAATGCTGCTATTGCTAAAGGTGATTGGTTAGAAGCAGCAAAGGAAGGTAGAGACTCACGGTGGTATAATCAAGTTACTAATCGTGCAGAAAGATTAATGATAAAACTTGAAATTTTAGAGAGTTTAGATAGATAATAATTGGAGAATAATAATGGCTAAATTTAATAGATTGCTTGACGCAGACTTTCAACCACCAAGGACTTGGATTCTTGATCTATCTCTATCTTATGATTCAGATTGTCTAAGCGAAAACGAAGCGAGTTCGCTTAAAGCAGTTGGTGTAAAAATTAACAAGAATATGAAGATTACCGTACCAAAGAAGTTTAAGACTGATTTGGCCTCTGTTCCCCGTTTCGGATGGATTTTTGTTGCACCTTTTGATATTGCCAGAGCAGGTGTAGTACATGATTATATGTATTATTGTATTCGACAATATCGATCTAGTATGGATGAAGCTGGCATTCCAGAAGATCCTTATTTAATCTCAGAAGCCAAAACTGTTGCTGATAAGGTATTTAAAGAAGCAATGGACGTTTCAGCAGATCATGTTTCTGGCTGGAAAAAATGGGTAGCTTGGAAAACAGTATCATTGTTTGGATGGAGCTCAATTGTTCCAAGAGACGAACTATAGTGTGGATACTGCTAATTAGAGCAGCCATTACCGGCATATTTGGTTCTGCATTTGGTAAATGGTTTCTTTCTACCCGCATGGGAATGTGGTTTCAAAAGAAACTAAATGCCTTTATGGAATATCTTGCAGTCAAGTATGATATACAGATTGCTAAGAAAGAAGCTAAATGGCGTTCTGATTACCCTCTTTTAGCAGAAAGAATTGATAAGCTTGAAGCTTGGACGCATCCTCCAGTAGCACCCGGTGGAGCAACAGAATTAGTTAAAGAGATAGAAACTCTAAAAAAAGAAATAGATTTATTAAAACGAAAGAAATAAAGGAGGATGTTATGAGAAAGTTACTTACAATGATTACATTTTTTCTTGTTGGCTTTGTTGCTGGCGGAGTTAATGGTCAAACATATACAGAAGAAGTAGCAAGCATTATTAACGAAAACTGCGTGGTCTGTCACAGAGCAGGCGGCATTGGACCTATGAGCTTTGAAACATATGAGCAAGTAAGACCATGGGCACCACT